CCGGCTTTCGCCGGGAGGAATCCACCGTGAGGTGGTCCTCCTCTCCAAGCAGTCAATCTTGATTGATTGCTCGTCAACGAAGGCCAGCACTCCATAAATCAATCCTATGACTCAAAACTTAAATCAAAAGGCATATTCCAAACCTATAGAAACAACCGGTCCAAAGAGAGACCGGAAGCTCCAAAGATTCAGCAAAACCCTTGATCTAACGTTTTGGATCATAGGTTGGCTCTTAACATCTTTCGTCAAGAAAGACCTTAAGAGTCGGTTTATGACGCTTGTCCTTCCTTTAAAGCTGCTCCTTTTGGAAAGATTCAAAGATCGGGGGATAGCTGGTGTAATCGACTTGGTAAAACCATGTCGACAAGCCTTCTATCTTCATCTGTCCGGTGAGTTTCCTAGTAAGAAAGTCCCTGGCGTAGCTGTGTCTGAAGAAGGTATCCCAAAACTTATAGGGGCACTTGTAGAAGAGATTAGGTCGTGAGAATCTACTTACCGTATATACGGCTTTCGGGCTCTCACCACGTTACTCTCATTTACTCGTGCTCTGAAGAGCAAACCAATTCCTGATACCCGAAGTATAACTGACCCACCAAAGGTGGAATCCTTAGACCTAGGGCTCTGGACTTGGAAGTTCTGAAAAGAATTGAGATTGAAACCATCTAAAGACCCAATTACTCCTCGGTCGGTGCGCTTCATGAATTACCATATGACAAGTAAGTCAGGTCCTAACGGACAAGCACTTATAACCTCCATAGCAGATTTAGTCCTAATAGCCGGAGACATCCGACTACTAAGAGCAATCTGCGAAGTGGGTGGTAAGCGCCTATCCGATAGGATATGAGGTTTACTTGAACATTTAGCTTTCCTTGTCCGCTGCCATCCTAGGTACAAATCGCGCCGTCTCAGGAAACTTTCTTACTTTAGTGATAAAGAAGGTAAGGTACGTGTAGTTGCTATTCTGGATTACTTCAGCCAGACGTCGCTCTACATGTTCCATCGCTGACTTTATCGCCAACTTAAGAAAATTCCTCAAGACTGCACATTTGACCAGGGTAGGTTCAAGGAAACCGTGGCTACTTGGAAGGAATTCGATAGTGTCGATTTATCATCGGCAACTGACCGTTTTCCAATCAAGTATATCCGCGGTATCTTAGAACCTGTCTTCCCTAAAAGTTTCCTCGACGCTTGGGAATACATCATGGTAGGTATCCCTTTTAGTATTACCCTACCAAATAAGGAGGAAAACCTCTCTTATTCAGTGGGTACACCAATGGGGGCCTACACATCGTGAGGGAGCTTTGCGCTCGCTCACCATGCTTTGGTGTATTCCTGTTGCCTGGAACTAGGTATCAAATGATCTGAAGCTAAATACTTCCTGCTAGGGGATGATATCCTTTTCGGAGACCATCGTCTATCAGAGCTGTATAAGATTAAGATCAAGAGATTAGGTGTTGAATTCTCCCTACCAAAGACTTATACATCTACCAAATTCTTTGAATTTGCTAAACGTATATTCTATGAGGGGGAGGAAATAACTCCATTCCCAGTTTCAGCGGTAGTTTCTGAGAGAAGGTTTTATCAACTTCTCCCGGTCTTCTACGGGGAGCTCAACAAAGGTTGGGTGTTTGGAGAGAAGGTAAGTAAGGCTATTGCATCATACTACCGGCATGTTAAAGGTTTCAACGCAAAGTTTTGCGAAGAGATCTATAACAAGTCGCTAGTCATTGAAGAGCTCATGTTAACCATGAGAGGCGTCCATTCGGGCGTAGACTGCTTACGAGCAGTTCTCGTGCGATTGGGCAAGCCAATACCACCAAGATTAAATGATGATGTGGCCGAGTCGGTCATATCATCATGCTTGGCGGATCTCTTTAACGAATCTGACCCATTTAAGAACAAGGGGAAAGGCTCAAAGGATAAACCGTTAGGTTTACTCGCTGAGACTATCACCATGCGCTTAACTGCGTCAGAAAGTGATGCTATAGTCGGTTGGGCCTGTGAACACATATCCTCAGTCCCTCTACTGAACGTCTATGGCCAAATTTCTGAAGCGTATCTGGAATTAAAGAAGAAAGCAGACATTAACCTAGCTCGATCAATTAAGTGGCCACTCTACCTTAAAACTGTAGGGTTACCGCTTAGTGATGGAGTCTTTGTCGAAAGACAAAGGGATAGGTTAGTGCGCGCTACTTCTCAAATTGCCTTCAAGCTAGAGAAGAAGATGGCAGAGATCCTTCCATTGTACGAACAAGTAATACCAGACGACCCTGCTAAGTCTGACGTGCAAATGTCAGTCTTATCTATGGCTGTAACTGAGGAAGAAGGTTCATTTCTGAACATCAAACTCGATTCAACCGGTCGTCCGATATTTAATTGAAGTCAATATGAAGAATTCTTTAAGGATGATCAGTCTAAGAAGTAAGGATAAGTAGTCATAAACACTACCAACCCGGGGTCTTGCGACCTCGGACCTTTCCTAAAATGGAATGTTACCATCACATTTCAGGGGTGGAAAGGATTCGTCCTGCCTTTC